ATAAACATGATGCAGAGATCTGTGCTTCGATCTTGCCTGAGCATCAATATAATTTCCAAAGTCTTTATCTATTTGCTCAAATATTGTGTCGTGAAATTTTTGAATAAATCCTTTATGTGTAGTTAATTTAGATAATACTTGAGATTGATAATATACAAATGCAGAAATTTGAGCTACCGTGCTATCTTTGAGAACTCCAGGCTTTGAACCTGCCATATATTTCTCTAGACCGCTGGCGGCTTGGACAAGCAATGTGCTAGAGTCCAATTGTCTGATTCTCCGATCTCTTCAAGTTTGTGCTGTATCCAATTACTCTGCCTATGGCATCTAGCATTGGAGTTACTCCAACTACTTCAAATACCGTCGGGGTTTCTGTTGGATAATTTACTTCTTTCCAAATAACAAGTCCAGTTGAATCTTTAATATTTGTAATTTTGTAATTAGGAATAGGTCTATCTATAGTTCTTACCTGAAGCATTTGATCATTAGAATACTTATTATTAAATAATTGCCTATCGCTTGATCTAGTTGTAGCAGAATTACTAATAATTCCTTTGGCGTGACATGGAACTGTTTGGATATAAGACCATTCTTTTTTTATCTCACCAGTATCTGCGTCTTGCCGATCTGATTGTCGATAAATATCCATTGTCATTGACAATACGGATTCGACTAGGCCAAGCATCAGATCACCAGCATGCCAGTAATTACATATGGTTGTAGCAACTGGTCAACATATAGATTTCCAGTTCCACGGAATACATCGTCAAAGTATTCAAATTGCCAGTCAAATGACTGAACGTGCTGGACATACTTATTCTTCCATGTTGAATCTTTAGAGAAGTATTCTCCTATTAAAATAACGCATGCCTCTTCTACATTGTCTGGAACCACATCCCAACCGAATTTACCCTGAACTCTATATCTTACATCTTTTTTAAAGGCTCCAAAAGATGTGTCATTTATGGTTGGTGGGACTAAACCATTTGAAACATAAACGGTATTATCCAAATAACTTGCTTTATCTACACGAATTCCAAAACCAGTTTCAGAAATTATTGGAGTATATCCCCAATTATTTACTGTTGGATCTGAAACATTATCTATTACAAGAACATCGTCTTCGTATAGCTCATGCAGGGTGTTTAATTTAAATGGTAAGGGCATAATGTCTGTTCCAGCCCCATAGCCAATTTGAACATCATCGTATAAGTAGAATTGCTGTCCAGTATAATTTTCTATAATTTTTCTAGCATACTTCTCCGCCATGCGAAGTTCATGATATGTTTTATAGTTTGGATCTGAAGAGTCTGAGCCAAATCCAAGATCTTCAATTACTTCTTCGAAGCTACAATAAGGCGTTACAACATCTACTAGGGTGTCGTGAGAAAGCGACTGACCATTTACACTATATTTCCATGTATACTTTAACTTTCTATTTCTATCAGTCAAAGAGTATGGTGCATTTAATATATATGTTCCATAGTCTACCTCTGATTTTGAAGTAGTTTGATTTGTTAGAACTGGAACTGCAGGGTTAATTGATGGGGATATCCCAGGATCTTCAGTAATATCGTATATATCTACTAATACTGTTGAATCTGCGTCAACGATTTCTCCGCCGTAAAAAATTCTTGTTTTTACTGGATCGTTTCTTTTAACATATACTTCTGCCATTTAATAGGCTTAGCCGTAAAACTCCTGAACTTCTTTTGGAGTTGCTAGTCTGAAGCCTGCCTCCTTGTCAAAAATCCATTGTGCCTTATCTCTCTTCATAGCAACAAATGGGTGATCTTTTGTAAATGTGAATCCAGCAATGTCGTATCTATAGTTTGCTCTAGTCATACGAACTAGAACCGTATCTTCCGACAACTCTGCCTTTGGATCAAACTTAGGTGCAACTTCTGGAATCTCTTCCAAATTTTCATCAATATTTTTAAGAGTCTGTTGATATACAGACCATGTTACGCCCTCTTCTGAGAGAGCAGCAATAATATCAGCTTTATTCTTTAGGCCATCTGTAGTGACGGCAAAATCTTCTGCAATTTGTTTTAGCTCTGAAACTTTAAGTGTCTCAAATGACATATAAACTCCTTTTTCTAGGTCATTTAATTATAGCATTAGTAAATTAAAATGAAAAGCCCCCCAAAATAAATTGGGGGGCTTTATTGCAGGTTAATCCTTAATTAAATTAAGAAGCTACCTTAACGTTCTTAACAACTACCCAAGCGTCTGCTTGCTCGATCTGGACACCAACACGAGTATACATTGTATATTCGATAGAGTCCTTACGAGGCCAGAAGAAGCGGTATACAGTTACATCACGCTTAACACCAATAACTACGTTATTTGGGAATGTCAAGTGAATGTCACCATGGTTTCCTGTTTCTCCTGAGTAATCGCCATCTTGTGCTTCTGGAAGAAGTGGAACTTCAACAATTGGAATACCAAAAGCATATGGAGCTACATAACCAGCTGGGCCTCCTAGAGGAGCAACCTCACCACGGATGATGCTTGAAGTAACATCCATAGGGATTGTCTGGTTTGTTCCAATGCTGTTTGAATACAGGAAGTCCTGGATCAAATTGGAACCAACGAGGAAGCGTAGGTCTGAACGACGCTGCTTGTATTTACGTGGAAGAGACTTTAGTGCTGAGTTGAATAGTGCACGTGACACTGCTGCGCCACCTGCGTCTACTACGTGACCGTTAGTCTTTGCAAGCTTAACAGCTCCATCAAATGCCTTATAAAGGTTATCTGATGTAAGTGAAGTATTACCATTTAGGAGAACATCCTCAATGTCATTACCTGCCTGTGTTGCCATCATACGTGCAATATGATCTTCTAGATCTGGACCTTCGATATTGTCTTCTAGAGACTCTGTTGAAAGCTCCCAGTCAAGGCGAAGCTTCTTTGTTGTAAGATTAATCTTGGAGAATGTTACTGCTGAGTTTGAACCTGTGTTGTCACCTTCAGTTGCGAGAATCATAAGCTTCTCACCAACGCCGATGCGATCAATTTCAGTTGTATCAGCCTTCATGCGAACGGTGCGGGCTACCTTACCGATAACCGTAGCGTCGAACATGTAATCCAAGAAACGTGCTGACTGCTCTGGATTTAGAAGACCACCCTTTGAGGTAGCTCCGACGTGGATTCCAGTTCCTGAAAGGGAACCTGAAAAGTCACCAGTATCGACTGTTCCAGCAGCAATTGCTTTTTCTAATGTTTCATTGCTCATTATATTTTTTCACCTACCTTTTTAGTTAAAAATTTCGTTTACGGAACCGAGGAAAGAACCGTTCCATTTTGATTTTTTTATTGTAACTTCCTGAGACCCGCCAAGGTCTGAGGACTTCTTAATTGCAGTATCTGACTCTACTGCGTCTACACGCTTTTCAACGCCATTTAGCGTGTCCTTGATTGTTTCTACAGCCTTTGATAGTGCTGCATGTTGTTCTGCCAACTCTGAAATTCGACCATCAACGCTCTTGCTGAATGTCTCAACTGTTTCCTTAATAGCGGAAACTTGAGCAGCATTTGCTTCTGAAGCCTTGTTCAAAGTCTCTGAGAAAAATCCTTTTAGGTCGCCAAGCATCTTTGCAAAATCAGGTTCATCAACCTCAACTTCTGATACGTCGGCTGCTTTTTCCAGAGTTTCGGCAGAAGCGTCTGCTGCTGCATCTTCTGCAGGAGCTTCAGCTGGTGCATCTTCAGCAACAACTGTTGTTTCTTCAGCAGCTGGTGTTTCTTCAACTGCTACGTTTTCTGTGTTTTCTGACACTTCATTACCTCCTTCTGCGTTTGCCTGTTTTGCAATTGTGTTTGTATCAGGCAACGGTAATCTTGACTTCTTGAACGAAGCAAGAATCTTATCTATCTCTTTTGCTTTATTGACGTCCGCCGACTCCACCCATCCAATCAAAGTTGCATCCTTACCACTGATAGGTGATACGAATGATTGTTCGGTAGATAGAAATACCGAATCGC